TCGTCTGGAGAAATCCAGAAGAAGCGAGCATCCTCCCGCGGGATATCCCCGCTAGCGTAGCCGAGTTGTTCTCTTGCCCTCGCATAATATTTCCTGCTATCGATTTCCTCAAAAAGGCATTCGGTAGCTTGCGATAGTATAAGGGCAGGATCTTTACCCAGTTCGCAGCAGACTTTACTAAAGTTAAGTACTGCTGTATTCCAGTCAACAATTTGATCTGGCTCTGGACACGTTGAGTTTGTCTTAATTGACTTACTTGATTTGTTCATTTGCTTTGTCTTTGTTTACTGGTTTGATGTTGTGCTAGTTCACGAGTGACCAAAGGTTGTCCTCACCGGCGATATGCAAACGTGGTCTACCGTCTCTTAAGACGATAGATACTTTACATATTCTAACCGGAGAGAATTCTCCTAAGGTCAGCCCGAGATCTACCATCCCATTGGGGTCTATCGGTACACATACATTGGCTAAGGCTGTTAAAGGCCTTAGTACCGTTTGTAGTGGTGTATCAAAACCCGGTTGAGATGATGTTTTTCGATTCATTGTCTCTTCCTACTGTGTAGAGTTCGTTTGATCGGATCATGACGAGTGTGTGCATGCTCTAGGAGGAATACCAATTATGGATTCCAATAAGAGCCTAGATGAATTAGAACTCATCGCTGCACTTCTTCATGACGTCTCAAACGCTCATGGATTGGTGTTCAACACACGTGCCTCGAAGTTAACCTTTAGTAAGGTCGCTAAGAGAACACGAATGGAAGGGTTTAGTTTTCTCGCGAAAACTATGCCTAATCTGGGACGAGCCTTTGATAAGGCTCTGTCAGAAGCTGCTCCGCTGAACTCTACCTCACTGGGATTTAAACCCCAGGTTGGTAGTAAACTCCCCAAGTTTTTGGGTGAATTATTCAACGAAGTTCTTCGACCAGACGGGCTGCCCCTTCCACATCCGTGCGCTCAATGCGTTAAGGTAATACGGGATGTCTTGTACTGTTTTTCAAAGTACAAACTCCCATATTCAGATGAACAAGAACAAGCAGTCGTATCCCAGTTTACCAAAACTGAGGACGACCTCAAGACCCTGTCACCGCTCCTTCAAGCAATTGAGGCGAGTGTTGACAATAGCACTTCCGTTTATCGTAGCCCTACTAAAAGGACTGCGCAAATAGAAGTTGCTCGCGAAGCTAGACGGCTCCTCACGGAGCTATTCAGCTTATTTGACCCCAAAGACATATTCCCTCGTCACGGCCCAGGGGCTGTTGCTACCAAGCAAAAGCTTCATGAGAAGTACGAGTGGGTTAATGTCTCGGCGAAGATCGCCTCAGTGTATCCGGTTGATGAGTTTTATTTCGTCAACCTTTCACACTTATGCGACCGGCTTGATTCTTTTAAAGGAATCACCGATCGTGACCTTCCGGCCAAGGTAATACTTGTCCCTAAGGACTCGCGCGGGCCCCGCCTTATCTCTGCTGAACCAGTGGACTTCCAATGGATTCAGCAAGGACTCGGTGGAGCCATCGTCAAGCTAGTAGAAGAACACCCCCTTACTAAAGGGAACGTGTTCTTCACAGATCAAACCCCAAACCGGATAGGAGCCTTGGTAGGCTCCAAAACCGGAAGGTATTCTACCCTTGACCTTAAAGAGGCCTCGGATAGAGTAAGCGTTGATCTGGTTCGCTTACTATTCCCCAAGGAGGTCTTTACCGCCTTGGAGAGTTGTAGGACTTCATCTACGGTGCTGCCGGACGGCACAGTACTAGAGCTTAGAAAGTTCGCGCCCATGGGAAGCTGTCTTTGCTTTCCCATTATGGCACTTACGATCTGGGCTATACTGACCGCAGCAGCACCTAACGCAGATTCTCGCGAGAGAATCTTAGTGTTCGGTGATGATGTGATTGTCCCCGCGGGTTATACCGCAGACGCAATCGAACAGCTCGAATCGTTTGGGTTAAAAGTTAACCGCGATAAGAGTTGCACCAGTGGATTCTTTAGAGAATCTTGCGGCATGGACGCCTTCCAAGGCGTCGCAGTCGCTCCCGTCCGTATTAAGACGGTCTGGTCATCAACACGCCGCCCTGATGTCTATAGTAGTTGGATTGCTTACGCAAACTCCTTCTACGATAGGCAACGCTTCATGGTATACGATTATATCGTAAGGCATTTGGTCCGTACCTACGGACCCATACCTAGCTCAGACCAGATTCAATCTGACTTGAGCCTCCGTGACGCGTCGGGTTGTGCATCGAGGATCCCAACACGTTGGAATAAGCACCTGCAAAGGCGCGAATTCCGAGTGTATCAGGTCTCCTCACCATCTGTTACTAAAGTGATTGATGGGTGGTCCATGTTGCTTAGATTCTTCGCAGAATCGGC